GCCGGAATGGATGTGAGGGTGAAGGCCGTGATCGACTGCTCCCCTACCAAGTCCCTACCATGGCAATGTCAGAAATATGGCCGCGCGCTGAGGTATGACGAACAGGATTCGATATTTCTCGATCATGCGGGCAATGTTGACCGCCACGGCCTGCCCGACGACGACCGCGAATGGTCCTTGGACGGCAAGGCCAAGCGCGCGGGCAGCTCGGAGCCGACGATACCTGTGCGCCAATGCCCGCAGTGCTATTTTGTGTCAAGACCATCGCCAGCCTGCCCCGCGTGCGGGTTTGTGCATCCCATTGCCAGCCGCACGGTTGAAGAGGTGGAGGGCGAACTGGCCGAGGTGACGGAACGCGCGCGCAAGGTGGCGGTGCGGCAGGAACAGGGGCGCGCGCAAACGCTGGATGACCTGCTGGCAGTTGCTGCGCGCGAGGGCAGGAAGCCGGGGTGGGCGCGGCATGTGTATGAGGCACGGCAAAAGAAGGCGGCGGGAAGATGATCCGCCCCGGCACAGTCGTTCACCAGATACCCGACAGCGACGACGCCCCGGCATTGGCGCGCGAGTTTTGCCGGACACGCAAACTGACGCCAGAGGATGCTAAGATCATCAGGCGCAATGGAATGGTTATGGTGGAGATAAAGCGGCCATGTCTGCTAAATGTATGAAAGAGGCGAACGTCCAGGCGCTAATCATGTTGGCGCTGTCTAATGCAGGCTGTCTCGTATGGCGGCAAAACACCGGAGTTTTGCCAGATCGCAACGGCAGGCTGGTGCGGTTCGGCCTGTGCGTCGGCAGCAGCGACATTGTGGGCATATGTGAGGACGGCAAATTCCTAGCCATTGAAGTGAAAACCGCGCTAGGCCAGCCGACCGACGCGCAGTTGAACTTCATCAAGGCAGTGCAACGCCAAGGCGGACGCGCTGGCATCGCACGTTCTGCCGCCGAGGCTGTAGAAATAGCTTGCAAGCCTTAACCGCGCGGTATATGAAGGGGATGCGCCCACACCACATTGGCGCGGTTTACACCACATGAGGAAGCCATGACAATTATCTACCACAACGACCTGATCCAAGGCAGCGACGAATGGCACGCCGCACGGTGCGGCCTGCTGACGGCGAGCGAGGTCAAACTGATACTCACACCCACGCTCAAGATTGCCGCCAACGACAAAACCCGCGCGCACGTGTGGGAGTTGCTGGCCCAACGCCTGACCCGATACACCGAGCCGTCCTATATCGGCGACGCCATGTTGCGGGGCTGGCGCGACGAAATCCTTGCCCGCGATCTGTATTCGCAACACTATGCGCCCGTGACTGAGGCGGGCTTCATCACCAACGATCGGTGGGGATTTACGCTTGGATACAGCCCGGATGGTCTGGTCGGCGACGATGGCCTGATCGAGTGCAAGAGCCGCGCGCAGAAGTTCCAAATCCAGACCATCGCGGAAAACGAGGTGCCCGCCGAGTTCATGCTGCAACTGCAAACCGGGCTGCTTGTGACCCGGCGCGAGTGGGTGGACTTCATCAGCTACAGCGGCGGGTTGCCAATGTTCGTCAAGCGGGTGCTGCCGGACTTGGAGATACAAGGCGCGATCATTGATGCAGCGACGGCGTTTGAAAATACGCTTGCGGACAAGATGCTGTTCTACAACGCGGGCCTGCTGGAAATGCCCGTTGTGATTGAAACCGAGCGCCACGTTGACCCCGGCGCCATTGACGATGGAGAATATTGATGGACGACCATGATGGATTTGCCGAAAGCCTTATGGCGAAATCGGACCAGATCAACGCCGCTGATTTGATGGGAGGGCCGATCACAATTCAAATCGCGGGCCTGAAAGTTAAAAACAGCGAGGTGCAAAAGTGGACAATGCGGCTGGAAGGCAACGACAAGTTTTTCCGCCCGTGCCTTGGGATGCGCCGTTTGATTGCGCAGATATGGGGCGAGCCGCAAAACTACGCGGGCCGCTCAATGACGATATACCGCGACCCCGATGTCAAGTATTCCGCGAAAGAGGTTGGCGGCATTCGGATCAGTCACATGAGCAACATGGACGGGCAGCAGAAAATCAGCGTGCCGGTTAGCCGGACGGCGCAGAAGGAATACCTTGTCCGCCCGCTGTCGATCGCGGCCCCCACCACCACCCCACCACCCACCACCGCCCCCGACAACGCGTTCAACCTGGCACACGACGCCGCCAGCAAGGGCACGGCTGCATTCACCGCATGGTGGAACAGTGACGTGGGCAAGACGTGCCGCGATAAGGTCAAGCCGGACATGGACGAACTCAAGGCAACCGCAGCCGCAGCCGACGCCGCGACAACCGACGAGGCCCCGATGTGATCTGTGCAAGCCACAAATGCCGGGCGGAGTTTGATGCAAAATGGGCGGGGCAGATTTACTGCTGCCCCGCCTGCCGCACCACCGAGCGCAATTTTCGCAAGACGCATGGCGAGAAGGCAATCAACGCGGCAGTTTCGGGGCGCGATCCGCTGCCCGTCATTGCGGATGCGCTGCGGATTATGTCTGGGGGTGCCGCATGACCTACTACGCGATCGACCGCAGTTCTAGGTCTGCCGCTGTGGTACGGCTTGGGCACCCGCAAATTATCGCCTTCACAGTGCAGGCCGCGCGCAACGAGTATGTGAGGCGGGACGCGGCGCACAGGCAACGTGCTAGCGCTGTAGTTGCCGCGCGCCTGTGCCAGTTGTGGTATGGCATGAGCCTAGCCGATGCGCTGTCTGGGGGTGTGGTGTGATCATACGCAACATCTTCCGCGCGGGGTTTGTCCGGCGCTGGCATAGCAACCCGGACCTGTGCCACACGGTTGACCGCATAGACGGGCATAGCGCGCGTGTGGCGCGTATCATCCTTGCGCTGCATCCATCGCCGTCAGTGGCGCTAATTCGGGCCGCGCTGACCCATGACGACGGCGAGAGCGTGACGGGTGACATGAGCGCGGTTATGAAGCAGCAAAACCCGGTTATCGCTAGCATACTGGCGCTGGCGGAGGGCGTGGCGCGACGTGCTTTGTGGGGGCATGAACCAGACCTATCCGACCGCGACCGCAACTGGCTAAAATTTGCCGACCGCCTTGACGCGTATATGTGGGCGGCACATCACGCGCCGCACATCATGGACCGCGACGGATGGCCGGAACTGCTGGCCTGGATAAATGAAACCGCCGATGTGCTTGGCGTTGATATGAAGGAGATCACCACATGACCGACAGACCAATCATATTTTCCGGCCCAATGGTCAAAGCCCTGATCGGCGGGCGCAAGACGCAGACGCGGCGGATTATCAAACCGCAGCCCGAGCAGAACGTTGCCGGGCTTTGGGTGTGGCCGCCAGATTGGGTCAAGGGAATTGCGCGATATGGCGTGGCGGTTCAGACCAATGAGGCCGGGCTTATCCAAACGCTGATGTATGATCCCGCGCGGTGTGTTGGATATGCACCGGGCGACCGCCTATGGGTGCGCGAGGCGCATCGCTGCAATGGTTGGGCGACCGACGTTGCCACAGTTTTTTACCGCGCCAGCGAAGGTGATGGATACACTGCGATGTGCGAGCAGTGGCCGATTGCAGACCACAAACCCCTGCCGGTCTCAATGCAGTGGCGACCCTCAATCCACATGCCGCGATGGGCGTCCCGCCTGACCCTAATCGTCACCGATGTGCGGGTGCAGCGCTTGCAGAACATCAGCGAGGATGACGCGCGGGCAGAGGGCGCAAAGCCATGGACGGGCGCTTGCCAGTCTTACGTCACAGATTTTGCAGCGATATGGCGCGCAATCAACGGCCCCGACACATGGGACGCAAACCCGTGGGTTGTGGCGCTAACCTTCGACGTGCATCGCGGCAATATTGACGAGGTGCAGCCATGACCTACTACGCACTCGACCGCAGCCCTGCCACCGTGGCGCAGCTAGGCCATGCGCGGATCGTCGCGTTTACCGTGCAAGCCGCGCGCTACGGGTATGTGCTGGAGGCTGCGGGCCACAGGCAACGTGCGGGCGCTGGAGAGGCCGCGCGCCTGTGCCAGTTGTGGTATGGCATGAGCCTAGCCGATGCGCTGTCTGGGGGTGTGGTGTGATCATACGCAACATCTTCCGCGCGGGGTTTGTCCGGCGCTGGCATAGCAACCCGGACCTGTGCCACACGGTTGACCGCATAGACGGGCATAGCGCGCGTGTGGCGCGTATCATCCTTGCGCTGCATCCATCGCCGTCAGTGGCGCTAATTCGGGCCGCGCTGACCCATGACGACGGCGAGAGCGTGACGGGTGACATGAGCGCGGTTATGAAGCAGCAAAACCCGGTTATCGCTAGCATACTGGCGCTGGCGGAGGGCGTGGCGCGACGTGCTTTGTGGGGGCATGAACCAGACCTATCCGACCGCGACCGCAACTGGCTAAAATTTGCCGACCGCCTTGACGCGTATATGTGGGCGGCACATCACGCGCCGCACATCATGGACCGCGACGGATGGCCGGAACTGCTGGCCTGGATAAATGAAACCGCCGATGTGCTTGGCG